ACATCAAGTTGGCGCCATTCTGCTTCAGTATATTGAGTCAACAATTCAGCATCATATACACCACGTTCAACGTTCTTATTAACTAGGTCATACAATGGAATATAATCAAATTTTCCAAATACGTCCTTGCGTAAACCGTATAGCAATAAACGGGCGGCGGCATACTGATATTTTGGCTTGTCTAGACTAATTAAATCGCTGGCACTGCGTACTAGGATTTCTTGGATATCTGCTGTTGTGATGCCATCATTGAATTGTAAATCTGCATTCATTTCTATTTGGCTAACACTTACACCAGCCAAACCCTCACATGCTTCTTCAACCATTAAATGGATTTTGTTAATATCTAACGGCTCTTTATGTCCGTCTCTTTTTACTACATTGATTTCTGATTTACTCATATTTCCTTTTAACTCAATTTTCATTTAGGTCTCCTAATACAGTACGCAAGTTCATACTTAACAAAGATCCATAGCGCAATATCTTTATACTTTAACCAGGCTAGCGAGGTCGCTAGGCGTCCATGTTTGTAAAATTTGCATGTTTGTTTGACCTATGTCAATCACTTCACCGTCATAATAATTTAACAAAGTTTTGTTGGGCAGTATTACCAATAGTCTGGGTATATCATTTATCATAGACAGCATCAGTTCACAGTTGATGCCCAGTAGTACAAGACTATAAAACATTCCGAGACCTTGTGCATTGGGGCAAAATGATCCGGTGCCAACCAATTCCCATGGATCAGGCCAAGTTTCTTGTCGCCATGGGTCAACTGTTTTATTAACCATTGGAACAAATTTCCACCAAACAGCCACTTCTTGATAAACAGAGTCAAGGTCCAATCCTGTTAAACTTTGACGCCAATCGCGCCAGGCCAACAACTTGCCTTGCTTGTCTATAAACCAATGTTCTAAATTTCTATGTTCCACTCTGATACTTATATCAGTTTGTAATATTGTTCTACTCGACGCAACCACAAGTCTTGATAATGTTTGAACTCGTTACCTTCGATTATAAATTCTTGATATTCGTTGTCTGCACTGCACATGAAAATAACACCTTTTCTAATCTTGGTACCATGTACTTCGTCATGTGCCAATGCGTATGCTGTAGTTTGGACAAAGTAATCTTCAATCCATTCTTTTTTCTTTGGCTTATTGGTTTGCTTATGATCCATAATGGCATCTTGTCTACTGTGTACTCCTACCAAGTCAGTGGTGCCTGCATACAGTCCTGGACAATACAGTTGTACTTCTGTGCCCCAAACTTCATCACAATTGACCAAGCCTTCAGTGATAATGGTCTGCGCCATTTTGTGGCTTTGTACGCTGTATGGATTGGTGCCAGGTTCCCCAGTATCACCAGTAAGCACATAATTCTCAAGCCATTTGTGCATACGAGTTCCGCGGCCTGCAGCTTCGGTAGTAATTTCTTTGGCTTTTTGTTCGCCTACACGCTTGCGCCAATTGGCCAGGGCTTGTTTGGATTCTTCAGATTTGGTTCGATCTAAAATTGTTGTAACACTTGGTACACGAGCACCATCAGGTGTTTCATAAAGACGACTTGCGCCGTCGATCCTGTTTAAAGGATTGTAATTATATTTGGGGTTGAATTTTATCATTGTTACTTATTATACACAGCAGTGTAATATAAGTCAATGATTACCAGGCAATTACCCACTGAAACGTGGTATGGCCTGTTGGATTGATTTGGCGGTCAATTGTGTATCCTAAGTCTGAAAAGTACTGGATCACTTTTGCCATTTGTAAAGTTTTTTGTCTATCGTCGTGAACACCTGTCCAAGTGTTACAATATTGAGTTGCCAATGCATATCCGGTGTCGTTGGGATTCTTGGCCATTGTACTGGTTGTGGATACTGTTACTTCAACAGCACCTTCTGCGGCTGCAAATAACACAGCTTCTTCTAAGTCACGGATTTCTCTTAGTACAAAAATATCTTGAAGTGACTTTAATCTTGCTTCTGATGCTGTTAACATTACGCGGCTCATAATCCCAAATCCTTTCGTGCTTGCTTGACAGCATCTTTACTTACAGTTTCTTTATTTTGTTCTGCTTGATCTTGTGTATCTGCTGTAGGAGTAGTAGATAACATAATTTTATCATTGCTAACATCAGCAACCAATTCATTGTTCTTGGCTTTGAATGTTGAAATTAAACCGCGGATAGCATCAATTTGATTTGATGCACTGAATCCCATACGGTTAAGACGTTGTACTAATTCTTGCATAGGCAAGGTTGCTACGCCATCATTTTGACTCTTAATCAAGAGCATTTTGACAGCGTTGGCAAAACTTTGATCTACACTAGATAGTTCAAGCAATATCACTCTTCATCTCCCTGCCAGTAGGTTCTTCTTCTGGGCCTGCGCTACTTGGGAAAATTGGAGCTTCGCCGCCTGCTTCTTCGCCAGGAACAGCAACTGGCAATGCATCACCTGGGCTTGTTAAACCAGTAATAGCAGAGTCAAGTGTATCTTTTGTTTGCATCAACATGTTGATTGCTTCTTCCAACGCTGTTTTAACAGTCTGTGCATACTGTTCGCCAGCGCCATCGCCAAAGCGAGCTTTGATTTGGTCAACCAATGTGATCATATCACTGCCTAACATATCAGCTACATCTTCAATCATGCCTTGGAAGTCTTTGTTCATTGCACGGGCAGCAATTACAACTTCTGCTTGATCAAGATCTGCGTCATCTAATTCAGCTTCAAAAAGAACTGGGTCTACATTTGCCATTTCTTCATAAACTTCACGCTGTAAAATTGCACGAGTATAAGCTGCGCCACCTTTACTTGATAAAGTATCAATTTCTTGTTTTACACGCTCTAGCTGTTCACGTAGCATGCGGCCGCCCAATGGCTGTACCGCAATGCTTTCTTTACGTAATGCATGGCGAGCTGCTTGTCCCGGTGTTTGTGTTATTGTTATATCATTAAATTTCATAATGGTCTCCGATACTTTATTTAGTGTTTTGGCTTGTTCATTTTGTTCATTTTAGCCATACGTTTACTGAGCTGGTTGAACTTTTTGGTTCTACGAGCTCTAGCAATAAATCTCTTTTTGAATTTGTTTTTTAAGCGTTTAAATCTAATGCTTCTTTTGATGTCAATTCGCTTGCTACAAGTACTGGCTGAGCTAACTACTCTACCCTTTTTGCGGCCAACTGTGCAGCGAACTTTGCGTTTGATTCGTTTACCACTACGGCCCCATACTATTTTAGCTTCAACAACTATTTGCATATTATTTTGGTAAGTGTGTAATCACATAACCCAACATTGCCAATAAACCTACAATTACTGTTGCAGTGGCCGAGACCATAATTTTGAATTTTTCATCTTTGGCACTGCTTAACATGTTTTTAATTTCGCTCATGTTCTTAGAATTATCTGATTTAAAGGCTGAAAAATCATTGTGGATGCGATCCAAGGCGTCTTCTATTGATCCTATTTTTTCTTCTAAACGCTTATAGCGTTCTGCACACAGCTCAACGTGTAATTCTAAGCTGGTTTGTTCTGTAATTGGTTTTTCGCTTGACATCTATAACTATCCCACGGTAAAGTTACCCGCATGGCTCTTGCCTAGTAGGTAATATTTTAGTTAAATTGTGAGCCTGGATGAGTTGTGCAAAGCGGTTGTTTATATAGATATATTTAGCACAATTAGAAAGAATCGTGGCGTATGTAAAACGTATTTGCGTCGGGTCCGCTTGTCATTAACCTACCATCTAATACGGCTGTTTCTGATAATCCTGTGATTGCAACATGTCCAGTGGTATCAGTGGCCAATGTTTCTTCTGTCATTTGACCAATACGTTCAGCAATCCATTTTAAGCACCAAACACGCTGTGTACCAGTGATATTTTCCCCAAATAAACTGTCATTGACATTTTGTTGATCTATACAATCTACGCCTGCCAGCAAGGGTTGACCACGGCTGGCAATAATATTCATCAGTGTGGCAAGATTGCTACGACTTTCATTTGTTGATGGGCCAATATCATATAGTGTCCAGGCCGTAAAAAATTCTGGGTCAGCACCCATGTGTGCCCCGGGAATCATCCAGGATTTTTTATCTTCTCTTTTTTCCATTTATCTTAGTGTAGCAATGGCGCGGCCTAATGCATACCCTGCCAGGCCTGCAGCACCAACCTTGGCAACACTCTTTAAGAAACTATCGCTTGATCTTGATCCAGCAATAGCACCTGCTCCAAGAGCTGCCAATTCAGCATTTGCTACTCCAGTTACTTCGTATCCTTTGTTTCTACTCAATGCATCCAACACCGGTAGCAATTCGCTACGCTTGCCTCTTAAACGATAATACTGTAATAGTCGAGTCACACATAACTCGCGTTGATGAGTAGACAAGTTTTCCCAGTCAGTGATCAATCTACGCAGGCTCTTATAGTTGCTGATGTCAATGTTCATTTGACCTTCTAAACGATACATGATTCTGATCGCTGTCACTCTATCTAGTGTTCCATTGGCAATACCACTTAAGAACTGTTTTACTAATTTAGCATTGGTACGAAGTTGTTTTGCTAATACTAAATTCTGATCATGTGCTTTAAGCTGTTGAGCTGTGCCGCCCACCGGATTTAACATAATATGTAAACCTTGATATAGGTCAGTGCCACTTACTCGTGGAGATGTAAAATTACCAAACATCAATGTACGCTGTGCATAGTCTTTGGCAAATGGTGCTGTTTCAAATTCTTTACTCAACATGTAAAGTGTTAACATGTTTAAGAATACACTATCAACAGCATCACGTAATGTAAGTTGGCCCAAGTAAGTGTTACGAAACATCTTGCTTTCGTTGCAGTTTTCTTTAATAAAGCTAAAGCTGTTGTCTTGAATATCTTCCACTTTACTTGTCCTTCATAAACACAGGACGATTAACTAATTTAATCTTACCATGTGGTGTAGCAGATACAAAGCCTTCATGGCCAGTACTTGTTTGAACGCTGCTTGTATCTGTACCAACTGCCTTATCAAGTTGGTCTTTAATCTTATGCTTGATAACAGTAATGCCAGCCACAATGTCCCAGGCTGTTTGGAATGCTTTTTTAAATTGATTAATGTGAGCTTCTACGTTTGCTTGTTTGTTTGGTGTTAAACCGCTTGTGCCCTTAAGCCAGGACATGAACTCATTGGCCACTGCTTTGCCGTTTGTAATTTCTTGTCCACCGCGAGCTTTAAAATTAATAAAGCTCTTGAAAACGTCTGGTAAGTTTGAAATTTTCAATGTGCCAATTGTAAAAGGATCCATCATGTCATCAATCTGTGCAGCGGCTGGACTATTGATAAGTGCCTGTACTCGTTTAATGTCTGCGTCTGGCAGCTTAACAACTGTTTCTTGTGTTAAGTTTGTTGATGGTCCAAACACAACCAATCCTGGCACTGTTTTGATACCAACAGAATCTGGTGTAACGGGAGTTGGTTCGGCACTGGCCGATGCAGCTTCGTCTGCTGATTCATACATACCGTGTACTGCAATACCAGCACGGCTGCGAACAATCTTCTTACCAATTTCACTATTCTTGTCAATATGGTATTCAATTTTGTTAGGACTGAAGTTTACATTTGAATCATCAATGGTCAAATCTTGTGCCTTCATCCATAGCATGTCACCTTGGAACATTTTGCCTGCTGTCTTGGTAGGAGTAGCACGTTTTAACAAATCATACATGCCGCCAAAGTGTGCAGCATATTCAGCACGGCCTGGACTATCTGGCTTGCGATTATAAATCATTGCAGACACTTCTTCGGCGCTGGTTGGGCGGCCATCATATTTCTTGGCGCCAATACCTGCTTTGTCAGTTACAATAAATGTAGCTTTGTCTAACCAACCAAAGATAACTGCTGGGCTACCATCCCATTTGATTGTTGTAGTTTCGTGGTGTGATTCAGCAACATGCATTAGTGCAGACAGCGCACGTTGGGCACCTTCAATACCATTTTCATCAAACATGATATCTTCTGGATGATCAATGCGAGCCTTGGCTTCTTTTAATACTCGCTTATGATTGGTTGTTACTTCAAATATTTTCATGCTACTGGATTTGCTTTATCATAATTGGCTCGTGCCGTGTCATAAATTTGTTTCATCTCAGGTCCTGACAGGCCAGGATTTGATGCCAATGCACGTTTAACTGCCTCTTCACCTGCGGTGTGAGAATCTTCTAATGCTTTGAACTCTGGTTTATTTTCTGCTTGAGCATCAGCAGCCGGAGTTGCATTAAAGTTCATGCGATCAATTGCGTCATACACTGTCTTTGCCCATTGTTTATAAATGTCAAATGACTTAGCTCTTGGTGGTTGATCTGTTACTGCAATTTTTAACCAAGCACCAAATTGAGCTTGAATCAATCTTTCAACTTTGGCAACTACTTGGCTAACCGCGGCTTGATCAACGTTGTCATGTGATGATAATAATCTTGCCAGTGCCGCTGGATTAACCAACTGTGGCACATTGGCCATTATAGCTTGCATTTCTTCTGTGCTGATATTCAAATAACGTTTTTGAATACCAGTGGTACCTGTCAGCATGTTAATGGTAACAAGTTCTTCTAAGTTGTCTGCCAACTGTTCGTTGGGATTCAATGATTTTAAGTCTGGGCTATTTTGTAAAAATAAAACTTTATTAAGTGCTACACTGGCTGTCTTAAATTCTTCTAATGCGTTTTCGTCAACTTCAACATTTTCACTATCTTCGGCTTGAGTCTGAAGGAAGACAATTGTTGCAGCAACGATCAATGATATAATTTTAACTGCCTGCGCTACTTCTACTCCAATGTTGGCTGTACCTGTTCCGCTTAATATTGCATCAAAAATCAGTTTTACTTCATTGTTGGCGCCAGCATTGCTTGTAAGCACAAGACGTTCAATATCAGCACGATTGGATTTGATTGTTTGAGCAATAACAGTTCCATCTACGCTGATGTTATCACTTGCTGAAATTTTAGATGCAGCACTCAATGCCTGCTGATATATCATTTTTACTGGCAACGGTGATGTGCCGTTTTTAATCAAATCAAGTTGATTACCAACACGTTGCATAATACGTGGTGTTGTTGCATTTGCAATTGCATCTGCAAACTTCTGTAAAGCAGCATCCTGGCCGCGTAAGGCACGAACGACACCAGTTGGGCCGTCTCCGCCGGCCATTGTTTTAACTTTAGAAATAAAGTTATCCAAAAATCCTTCGTCTAGCTGTCTGCTTAAATCATTAATTTTCACTGCTCATTTTCCTTTATTGAACGGACACCCCTGGTAAACTTTGCCGGGTCTCCGTTTTTAATGGCTAGTTGCAGTCTACGTACTAGCTCTTCTGCTTGATGCGGAGGATAGTTAGTTTGTATAATTTCAACCAGATTAATAACGCGGGCAATAGCCTGTGTTGCTAGTCCTTCAACATGCAAGTGCTTGTCTTGCTTGGGAACTAAGCCTGTAATTTCTTCTAAGATGCTACGAGTTTGTTTACGCATGATTAATATATTTAGCTAAATAAAGTTAATAGGAGACTCTGAAAATGCAACTTTCACCCAGCGCACAAGATCTAAGAAACTTGGCAAATCGTTTACAACAATTAAGCGAGTACGATACCAGTACCGATACGCACGAACCTGACCATGAAATTACAGATAGCGAACTAAGTCGCTTAAAAATTGCACTACGCCCATTGGTCGGCAGTGACATGCAAAGCCGTTTTATGCAGGTTTTGAACAAAATGGTAAGCGGACAGCCTGTGACTTTTGCTGAATCTAAAATGATTACATCTGCTTTTATTAGCATGGCTGACATTATTGCTTCAGACAGTTCATTGATTTCCCGTTTACGCAATGATATTAGAGATTACAACGATGAAAAAGGTGGTGACAATTCAGAAGGCGACGAATACAACCCAGCTATTGGACCTGACGATTTTGAAGAGCCAGAAGAACTGCCAAAAGACGATCGCGAATTTAAGTAATTAAATTTCACGGCTTACAATAGCCCTTAGTGCATCTCTGTTAGCGTTGCTGGCAACTGGTGCAGTTAAGGGCTTTGCCTTGGATATGCCAGAATCTGGTTTTTCTAAATCAAAGCCTTCTTTTGCTTGAGGCTTTTCCCATCCGGTAGTAACTGGTCGGTCAGTGACAATTGGAGTACCCATAGTGTTGCGTTTTAACTTGTCATATACATCACCTGGGCGTGTGGTTAAACTGGCTTGATCACCTTCCATATCGCTAATGCGTAGTGTGTCTGGATTGAAACTTAAATCAATCTTTTGGCCAACTGCGCCTGAACTACGAGTCTTCATAAACTGTAACTGTACCATACAACGTTCACGCATTGTAGGCGTAGAGAAAATACCAAATACGTTATCAGCAGTTTGAATTTTACTTAAACCACCAGCAATCATTGAATGGTCAAATTCTACACTTTCAACAGCACTACGATTCAACTGACTGGCTGTTGCCAACAACAACTGCTCACCAACAACCAAGTTTCGCAATTCTTCCGCTACTAGCTTGTCCTTGACAAACATATCGCTTACACTGATTTTTTGACCTGCTGGCATCATCAAGTCCAAGTAGTCAACCAAGATGGCATCTACTTTAATCTTACGCTGTGTTTGGAATTCACGAACCCAGGATAACAAGTCGTTTGGCGTGACGCCGTTGGTCAACTGTACAATTTGTAGTACACCAGCTTTCTTGCCTGCCATACGTACCTTAAGGTCAACGTCTTCTAGTTTCTTAAAAACTTCACGAGTAGGAGTATCTGATATCATTGCATCCATACGCATAGCACACAGGCCTTCAGATAGTTCTAATGAAAAGTAAACTGTATTCAATCCTGTCCTAGCCCAATTTAGTGCTAAGTTTTGTAAGAACAAACTCTTACCTGCACCAGATGCTCCAGCAAAGATGTTCAACTCACCCCTGTTGAACCCACCATACAGTTTATCGTCAAGTGACTTCCAACCTGTGCTCAACTGTCCATTATTATCTTTAAGTGCATTGAGTCGACCTGCAGGGTCAGCAAAGTAATCTGTACCAAATGTCTTTGGTAAGCCAACTTGTACTGCATCCTTAATCAGCTTTTCAACTGCGCCATACTGGCTTTTATCCAACATGTCAGCACTTTGAAGAATAGCCTTCTCTAACGCTTTGTGTCTTGCAAAGCCTTCAAACTCTGTCAAGAACCAACTGCTGTGTTCAACAGCCTGTGTTTCTAAATTAGAAAGTTCTGTATTTGTGGTAGCCTTAACTTGTGTTATATCTGGTATGTTACCATGTTCATTTACATAGGTCTTAATAAACTCTGCGGCATTACGCAACCTACGATCAAAGTGTTCGGGATCCAATACGTTTTGACAACGAGCTGCCAAGTCTCTGTTACTGATTAAAAAGTCCAGAAATAATTTTTGTAACTCATATCCATATTCTTTTACATCATCTGCCATCAATTATTCCCCCATCGCAATGCTGTCATTGCAGCATCTTCTTGTTTGTTAAAATTAAACACCATATAGTTCTCTGTTAATTCTGTGTTATACTTACCGCCTGGTAATCCGTATTCTTCCACCACCCAGGCGCACACATGATTCCACCATTCGGTTGTATCTTGTCCCAGTTTCCAAGTTAGTTTAACTTTATACACACCACCGCCTTGCTAATAATTTAATCTTCAATGAAGAGGTCTCAATTGCCGATATTACACTTTGTAAGGTAGCGACTCGCCCAAAATGTTGTACAGCATCATTGGCATCTTTAATACCCTCAGGCCATTCTGGAAAGCTAACACTCCACCCTAACTCTGCTGCTTGCAATGCCAACTGTAAGCCTGCTCTATCTCTGTCAGGTAATACAACTGGTTCGTTGTCAATGTCTTCAATTATCTTTGCTTGCTCAGGACTGATGCTGTTGGTCATAATGGCAACACCGTCTAAACTTAGAGCATCATATTCACCTTCTGTGACCACTGTGTATTTTCTTGCTTGGCTTTGTCGATCTAAGTTATAAACAAAACTTGCCGGACGGCTAGCAATAATCTTGGCAACACCTTTGGGTACTTCACCAATCCAACGTGCGTTATAACCAACTAACTTGCCATCATCAAAGAAAGGCAGAATTGCACGATTGTTCATGCCTTGTATGCTGCTGGGACTAGACAGCCAATCAGTCAGCTCAAGAACTCGGCGACTATCCAAGTATTCAGCCGCTTCTAATGTAATGTCTTGTATTTCCCACGGAAACTCAATTTCTGGCCAATCTGGTTTTTTAAATGGTTCGTGGATGGTATCTTCATCTTCGATGACCTGGTCCCATAATTGTATCTTGAGTCTTTGGATGTCACCTTCGTCTACGCCAATAGCTCGCATGAACTTGATCAGCTTGATGCCTAATCGTTGTCCTGGCCGCCAGCCTGTGGTATAGCCACAGTTAAAACAATGATAGCCCACTCGGTCTTGTTCAAACTTGATGCCACCACGATGCTTGGTATCCGGACGTGCTTGTCCATTTTGAACACATACTGGACAGTTCATAGTCAACCAACCGTTTGTGTTGCGTTTTAATGCAGGTAGGTGTGCTTGTAGTGTTGATTCAACTATACTCATATAGAGTTAGTTTACACTCTTATAAGGACTTTGTCAAGGGTACCAGCGTTCGAAAGGCTGTCTTCTTTTACTACTCGAAGCCAACGAACACCAGCGTAATAGTTGTATGGATCAATGCCAGTATAACCATTTAAGTTTAGTACTGCTGTGGTATAGTCCTGAGGCTTTAAGTTTGCCCACAATGTGGAGCCTGTTACATTTTCGTCCAATGTGCCTTGTACTATGATACTGCCTGTCCAATTACTGCCGTATAAGGCAACTGTGAAAAGACTAATGTCTTTTCTATAAAAATGTGGACCATTGAATGCACTGGATATTAATAAATTATTGACACTAGACCAAGTGGTAATTTCATGAGTAGCACGGCTGGTTGGTACAACTGCATCTTTGACTTCAACATCAAATGCGCCTTGTTGGGCACGGTTCCATGTTAATGCAGTCTCTAGTCCATCACCGTCAACAAATGTGGCTCCCAATGAATAGATTCCAGAACCCAACATCATTAGATCGCGAGCAAGTACTGTTAAACGTGCTTGTCCGTTTTCGGCCACAGTTGGCATTGCTCTTCGACGAAAAATGGTTGTTCCTGTAGTGCTGTCCCACATTGTCACTGTTAGCTCTCTGCGTAATAAACTAACAGGGCGACGGTCTGTACCTGTAATAGTAAGGTCTAAGATATTGTCTACACCTTTAAACCAAACAATACGTTGGTCAGTGTAACTAGGTGCATGTCTTGTAGCACTTGGACCTGTACCGGCTCCAGAGTAGTTTAATGTTGCAGTTGGAACGCTTGAGTTTAATGTGGCCATGCTGTTATTTAGCCAAGTACCCGGAGGTTTTAAGATGCTAAGTAAAGCTGATGGATAACAAAGTTAAAGAATTTCTAGAGCGTTTCCCATTTATGAGCCTGGTGCGATATGGTGAAAATGAATTAGTTGGAATCATTCAAAATAGTGACAACGTGGTTGTGACTATGTACGTCTACAACCTGCTAAAAGACGATGCAGATAAAGTGGCATTTGTAGAACAAGGCGAAGAATGGTGGTGGGGTAGCAATCGCTTGATACCTATTAACATTGTTCTAAAAGAGCAGATGCGCCGTTTTACCTACGCTCTAAAAACTTACAGTACCAAAGACTTTGAAGTGCTGTACGGGCACCAAACAAGCCTAACAAATGTCATTACTAAACGTACAAAACGACGTCAAATTAGCCTTGTAAGAAAGATGACT